CTATGTGGGAGGCCCAATTTTTGGCACTCTGCCCCTTGGCTATGCATGGCACGCCGTTCAACTTCAATTTGTAGAGATCTTTTTCAGCTCCATGCAAACGTCTGCCGCCTTCAATGTTGAATTCTGGTCCTGCGTCGTATATGTTTCTTGGCTTCATTTTCTTCGCGTTTTTACTACATTCCAACTTCGTGAATGGAGTAACTATGCTTTCTTTCAATCCATTGTCTTTCAAATTTTCTATAGCAGTTTCATACAAGATGGTCTTGGCCTTTGAAAAGTGCTTGTGCTCCATGAACTCCTCGTACGAATCCGTGTTGTAATTCGCCTTTGGGAACAGAGAAAGGGCAAGCTCTTTCTTCGCAGCCCAGGATCCCAGTACGGGTTCGCACAGCACATTGCATGTTCGCTTCATAGTGGCTATCAGCAAGCTACAAGTGCAATTGTTGTAAACGATCGGTTCACTCCAATTCATGTTGGCATTGTCACACTTGAAGCAGTCGACTTTACGTTCTTTCTGATCACATCCTCGAAAATAGATTTCGATGGATGATTGTCCCTTACGCACATACCTTACTCTCCTATTTATGCACATTTTCCCCCAATTCACTCGGTGTCGCACTACCTCGTCTTCTCCCACGACACGCGAGATCTTGAGTTCCCTTAATTTTAAATTGAGTTTTTCCAACGGTATGGGTGTGATCAAACGTAAATGTTCCACTGCTTGAACATATTCCTTCATTGTCACTGTTTCATTCACTAAACCTTCAATCATCCGATTGAATTGCTTGTATGTTTGAGCGTTCTCTGCTAACCAATCATTGGCCAAAGAACAACATTTTACTACTTCAGTTTTACTTACTAAAAATTTTTCTCTTGTCGAAGGACTTCCGCAATTTTGCGTTCCTTCGCTAACCTAATTACTTGTTCCAAGTTCTCACCATAGACAATCTTATTTATCTTGACATTATCGGCTGTGGCCTCGATAGTCTTGTCCTTTATTGCCCTTTTTACTAACGTTGTACGGTCGTTCAAATCACAATTCCCAGATAATAGTTTCTGCAAGATTATGTCTTTTTCGCCCAACGGAGTATCATTGGCAATGATGTCCTTGATGATCTGTAGAGTAGCTTCGACTTGGTCTTTGCTTACGACTTCAACATGGAATGTTTCCCTAATATATGTTGAAAGGTAACCACTGCCAGTAAAGTACGAAGTACAAAACAAGTAGCTTAGAAATCCTCTGATGTGCTGGGGCGGCTGATGGAATAGCGACTCGATTGCTAATTTTTCCATTTCGTCTTCATCACCTGCATTCAACGCATCTGAGAACCTTTCGCGTGCTGGTTTTCCACCATCTCTCCGAAAGAGATTTCCGAACCACACAACCACCTTCTTCATGAATCTAAAAAACGCTTTCATGAACCTTCCGGTTTGGTTGAGTAGTACCAATATGTTTTTCTTTAAAACATCACGTAACCAGCATAAGTTACGTTTCAAAAAAAGCATCACATTTCTGCAAAATGTGAAAATAGTCTTCAGGGCTTTTAATAAGCAGGCTGGACCCCTTTGGAGTCGATTAGAAAAGTGTTGGCGGATAATTTGCAGTTGCAAAGAACCTGATAACATTTTAATGATATTTTACCTTTCGGATGGATTTCCAACCAGGCGTGTAAACATTAGATACTTAGTATAATTTTCGATAATCCGGTTCATAGTCGAATTAAAGTTTGCTAGGAAGAAATAGGTGCTTTGATTAGTCGCCTAACGCTGTCCCTTAATTTGTTCCTTTATTTTGCAGATATAACAAAAATACTAAGCACTTTACTTCCAATATCTAAGTGAGCGAGCCATTACTGGACCCGTTTCACCCCCTAAAAACATGTGGAGCCACTTTTACGCAGTGGTCACAGAGGTTATAGAAAAGATTATTTGGAAGAGGCTGAATCGAATGATCAATTCATTGCCCAAGATGTTTTAAAATTGAGGAGATCTGAAGAGGAGGTGCCGGCCACCGAAGCAGCAAGGTGTAATCTATCACGTCAAGTATGGCATGCGTATCCCATAAGTGATCAAGAACCTCTGTGTGAGATTGTACATTAACCCGGGTCCTCACCCATGTTTTAAAACAGTTTCCCATTGTTGTGGTTGTTGGCGTAGCACCATTCATTTGCCTGTAAATGAATAGCGATCAGCCAACGACCGTGG